ACAACCGCAATATTGAACTTCTGCACACACACACACACACACACACAAATGAAAGGAAGTGATTGAAGGTGTCATTTTTCAAGGGTTATGTGATGACCAAAGACAAAAAGTGCATTGAAAAATTCAAGGACAGAACCGATTTCAAAACCTTTGAACAGGTGCAGTCACTTCCTGAATATGCCGGTATTCTTGCATCAGATGCCATTCTGATTGACATTGATGACATGGAACAGTCTGAATTGCTGCTGAACATCATTGATGATGAAGGCATCAGATGCAAGGTTCTGAAAAGTCGGTCAGGAATGCACTTCCTTTTCAAAAACAGTAAAATTGCAAAGTGTTTCACCAAGACCAAACTTGCCTGTGGACTTGACCAAATTGACATCAAATCAGGGTTCAAAAATTCCTATGAAGTTTTGAAGATTGATGGCAAGGAAAGACAAGTCATGTATGACATTTTGGATGGTGAAGAATATGAAGAAGTTCCAAAGTGGTTGTTCCCTGTGAAATGCACCACAGAATTTCTTGATATGGATGCAGGTTCCGGAAGGAATCAGGCATTGTTCAACTATATTCTGACCCTTCAAAGCAATGATTTCACTGTGGAAGAAGCAAGAAAGACCATCCAAATCATCAACAAATACATCTTGAAAGACCCCCTTTCTGATGATGAATTGGCGGTGGTTTTGCGTGATGATGCTTTTCAGAAACCTGTTTTCTTCAAGGGCAACAACTTCCTTTTTGATAAGTTTGCAACCTACATAAAAAACAATAATCACATTGTCAGAATCAATGGTCAGTTGCATTTGTTCAAGGATGGTGTGTATGTTTCCGGTCAGGAAGAAATTGAAGCGGTGATGATAAAGCACATCAGCAACCTTTCAAATGCAAAGCGGTCAGAAGTGTTGAAGTATTTGAATCTTCTGCTTTTGGAAAACACCGAAATGGCACCGGCACATCTGATTGCCTTCCGCAATGGAATATATGACATCAGGAAAGATGAACTGCAACCCTTTTCACCCGGTGTGGTTATTACAAACCGCATCCCTTGGGACTACAACCCAAATGCCTATTCTGAATTGGCAGACAAGACCCTTGACAAGATTGCCTGTCATGATGAACAGGTCAGAACCATCCTTGAAGAATGTATTGGTTCTTGTTTCTATCGGTCAAACAAACTTGGTGGTGGCAAAGCATTCATTCTGACAGGTGAAGGTTCAAACGGAAAATCAACCTTCATTTCTATGGTGCAACATCTTCTGAATGAAGATAACATTGCAGCTTTGGACTTGAAGGAACTTGACCAAAAGTTTCAGAACACCGCTTTGTTTGGTAAATTGGCAAACCTTGGTGATGACATTTCTGATGAATTCATTGTGAATGCATCCATCTTCAAGAAGTTTGTCACCGGTGAAAGGGTTCAGGTACAGAACAAAGGTGAAAAACCTTTTGACTTCAACAATTATGCAAAATTCCTGTTTTCTGCAAACAACATTCCAAGAATCAAGGACAAAACCGGTGCGGTTTTGCGTAGATTGATAATTGTTCCATTCAATGCATCATTCAGCAAAGATGACCCGGACTATGATGACCACATCACCTATAAATTGCAGGAACAAGAAGTCATGGAATACATGATTGTTCTTGGTTTAGCTGCTCTGAAAAGGGTCTTGAACAATGGTTTCACTGAATCCGCAAAGGTTCAGGAACAGTTGAAGGAATATGAAGAAACCAACAACCCCATTCTTGGATTCTTTGAAGAAGTGGAATTTGAAGGATTTCAGATTGAAAATGAACAATCTGACAAGGTATTCAAACGATACAAGGAATATTGTCTTGCAAACAATTTCAATCCTATGTCAAAGGCAGAATTTTCAAAGCAGTTGTGCAGGAAATTGAATATGACCACAAAAACCAAAAAGGTTGGTGGAAAGGTATTCAGAATCTATGTCAAAAACGATTGAGAAAGGAACAAAATCAATGAATGCTATTGAAAACAATATGAATGAACTTGTGTTCAAAGAACTGAACAGTGCAAATGAACAATTTCCCCTTTTCCAATCACCCCATGAAGGATATGGGGTGATAAAGGAAGAAATTGAAGAAGTCATGGATGACTTGAATGTTCTTCTTGAAGTGTTTGCCAATGCTTGGTCAGGTATCAAGAAGAATGAACCTGTGTTTCCGCAGATTCAAGCAGTCAGAGAACTTGCAAAGCAGATTGCAGTGGAATCCATTCAGGTTGCTGCCATGTGTGACAAATACAATATGTCATTGGCAGGTGATTCTTGATGAAGCTGATTGAAGATAACAGTGGGATGTTTCCGGGTGAAAGTTCTATAATTCCAGTTTGCAGTGTTTGTGGGTGCAAAACCTTGTATAAACAATCACCCGGAATCCTTCAAAGATTGAAAAACTGTCCTTCTTGTAACCACAAACTTGACTGGGGCAATATGAGTTTGAAAGGATGTGATTTGAATGGTAAATGAAAAGACCATAAAAGAAATGACGGTGGAAGAAAGGGTTGACCTTTTCCTTCATGTAATGAAAGATGACCTGAATGTTCCCTTGGTGTCTGTGGACTTTCTTGACTGGTTGCTTGAAAAGGGATTCTTCACTGCACCTGCATCTGCTAACCATCATCTGAATTATGAAGGCGGTCTGTTTGAACATTCCCTGAATGTGATGGAAGTTCTTCTGACCTTCACTGAAAAGGGTGAATGTTGTTGGTGCAGAAAGTCATCCCCTTACATCATAGGAATGTTCCATGACCTTTGCAAGATTGATTCCTACAAGAAAGAAATGGATGGTGAAGGTGTTTGTTACACTTGGAACAATGACACCATTCTGAAAGGTCATGCAACCAAGTCCATCATGCTTTTGTCCCAGTTCGTGAATCTGACAGAAGAAGAACTTCTTTGCATCCGTTTTCACATGGGTGCTTATGAAAGGGATGATTGGGATTCCTATGACAAAGCAATCAGACAGTTTCCAACTGTGTTGTGGACACACACCGCAGACATGATTGCAAGTAAACTGATGGAAGGGTGACCACAATGAAGATACCTAACAAAGTGAAAATTGGTGCAAAGGTTTATGATGTGGAAATCACAGACAAGTTGACCTTGGGTTCTGCCAATTATTCAGGTGAAATCATCTATCCGGATTTGGTCATCAGAATCTGCCCTTCTGCAAAGGCAAAGATGGAAGCTGACTTTCTTCATGAACTTCTGCATGGCATCTTTGACCACTTGGGTTATACAGACCATGATGAAAAGAAAATTGATGAACTTGCCAATGCATTACACATGGTAATTGCCGACAATCCGGAAATCTTTACAGTTGAAGTGGTTACAAACAAGGTAACAGATAAATTCAATTAAGTGTTACCGCAATTTTACCGCATAAATACTGGGGTTGTGGTGGTTAAGGTAACAGGTAACAGATATTTTCTTTTTACTTCAAACATGACTAATTTTTTATCATTAAAATTTGATTGTTCACTAAAAATAAAAGAATATAGAAATGTTACTGTTACCTGTTACCTGTTACCCCAAGAAAGGAAGGTTGAAATGACCGCAAAGCAATATTTGCAACAGGCATACAGGTTGAATGAACTGATAAACAGTGACCTTGCAGAACTTGAACAATTAAGGGTTTTAGCAACAAGTGTTTCTTCCCCTAATTTGTCAGGTATGCCATCAGGCGGTTCAAGAAACACAGAACCTGCCTTTGTCAGAGCAATAGAAAAAATCTATGACCTTGAAAAAGTCATAAATGCAGAAATTGACCGTTTTGTTGATTTGAAAAAAGAAATCAGAATTGTCATCAATCAGGTTCCGGACAATAGTCAGAAACTTGTTTTGAAATTAAGGTACATACAATTTCTAAAATGGGAATCTGTTGCTGCTGAAATGGACTTGTCACTGAAACAGGTTCACAGAATTCACAATGAAGCATTGAAGAATGTGAAACTTCCGTTTACGGAAACAAAGTGACACTGTTTTGACCTTGTATGACACTATGTTTCTATGATACAATTATAATGACCCAAAGGGTCAAGGAACAGGCAGGTGCAAATCTGTCTGTTCTTTTATTATGTCAGAAAGGCAGGTGTTGCAGATGACTGCAAGGCAACAGAGATTTGCAGATGAATATTTGATTGACATGAATGCTGAACAGGCTGCAATTCGTGCCGGGTATTCAGAAAAGTATGCAAGGGGTAATGCACACAAATTAGTTGCAAATAGTTGCATTCAAGAATATATCCAAAAAAGGATGTCAGAAAAGGATTCTGAACTGATTGCAACACAGGATGAAGTTCTTCAAACCTTGACCGCAATAATGCGAAGGCAGAAGAAGGAAGTCATTGTTGCAAGTGAAAAGGTCAGACGGTCTTACTATGATGAAGAAGGCAGAAAATGTGTGAATGAAACAGAAGTTCCGGTGTGTGTTGAAATAGACACCAAGATTTCTGATGTCAACAAAGCTGCTGAACTGCTTGGTAAAAGATACGGTCTATTTACAGACAAGGTCAATGTTGAAGGCAGTGCAAAGGTTGTGATTGTTGATGACCTTGAAGCATAGTGGCAAAGGTGACCGAAAAGCACAACGCAAAAGAAGAAAGGACAGATGGAAGAACATTCCCCCAAGGCAGAATGAACCATTTGAACTGATTGATGGGAACTTCTCACATTATCCTGTGGGTGAATGTTCCCGGTACGGTGCTTTTCTTACACAGGGACTGATGGACACCCACAGATGCATTGAAAGGGATTGTCCAAGGTTCAGAAAGTTGGTGGATGATGACCAAGACAAATGATGCAGTTTTCAAAATGTCAGATTTTGTTGGTGGTGGTTACAATGATTTTTGGAAGTTCAAAGGAAGATACCGGGTTTGTAAAGGTTCAAGAGCATCCAAGAAATCAAAGACCACTGCACTATGGTTCATCAGTAACCTATCAAAAGAGAAATACAGAGCAGCAAACCTTCTTGTCATCAGAAAGACATTCAGAACACTGAAAGATTCCTGTTTCACTGAATTGAAATGGGCAATCAACAGACTTGGACTTCAAAACACTTGGATTGCAAAAGAATCACCCCTTGAAATTGTAAATGTTGAAACAGGTCAAAAGATATATTTCCGGGGTCTTGATGACCCTTTGAAAGTAACATCCATCACAGTTGATGTTGGTGTCCTTTGTTGGTTGTGGATTGAAGAAGCGTATGAAATTATGTCAGAAGCTGACTTTGACACAATAGATGAATCCATTCGTGGTGAAGTGCCTGATGGACTATTCAAACAAATCACACTGACCTTCAACCCTTGGAATGAACATCACTGGATGAAGAAAAGGTTCTTTGATTGTGAACCTGACCCTGACATCCTTGCATTGACAACCAACTATCTATGCAATGAATGGTTGGATGCATCAGACAAAAAACTGTTTGAAACAATGAAAAAGAACAACCCAAGAAGATATGCGGTGGCAGGTCTTGGGAACTGGGGCATTGTTGATGGTCTTGTTTATGAGAATTGGAAAGAACAGAATTTTGTGCTGATGACAAAGTCTGAATATGACAAACTGGAAGAAAAACCGGATGATGTTGTGTTCAGTGACAAATTGAAGAATGGTTTTGGTCTTGACTTTGGTTATACCAATGACCCTTCCGCAGCTTTTATTGGGTTTGTTGACCTTGATAATAAAAAAATCTATGTATGGGATGAAATGTATCAAAAAGGTTTGTCCAATAAAAGGATTCATGAAGTCCTGAATTCAATGGGTTATTCCAAAGACCGCTTCACTGGTGATTCGTCAGAACCAAAAAGTATTGATGAATTGAAGGGTTACGGATTACGCATCACCGGGGCATCCAAAGGAAAGGACAGTGTCAACAATGGAATCCAATGGATTCAGGACTTTGAAATCATCATTCATCCAAGATGTGTGAACTTCTTGACCGAAATATCAAATTACACATGGGACACAGACAAGTTTGGAAACAAATTGAATGTTCCTATTGATGACTTCAACCACTTGATGGATGCCATGCGATATGGTTTTGAACAGTACATCAAGAAGAATGGTTGGTTGTATTAGTAACAAGGTAGTAACAGAATGTGTGGATTCCTTTGGTTTCTGCACATTCTGATTTTATTACACAATAAATTGAAACAGAAAGGGCGGTGAAAAAGAATGCTGAAAGAAAGTGAAATTTACAGATTGATTCAAGAAGATTTGACCAGTCAAAGAAAGAGGTTGGCATCTATCGGTCATAGGTATTATGAAGGACAACATGACATTCTGAATTACAAGTTGTATTATTACAATGCTGATGGTGAATTGGTTGAAGATACTACAAGAAGTAATATCAAGATTTGTCATCCCTTTTTCACTGAACTTGTTGACCAGTGTGTTCAATATATGTTGTCAGGCAAGGACAATTTTGTCAAGTCTGATATTCCTGAACTGCAAGATGAACTTGACCTTTACTTTGGTGAAGATTTCAAATCTGAATTTGCTGACACATTAACTGATGTTTGTGTTGGTGGTTTTGGTAATATGTACGCATACAAAAGCATAACGGACAGAACATCTTTCCAATATGCTGATGCAATGGGTGTTGTGGAAGTCAGAGCAAAAGACACTGATGACCATACAGAATATGTCATCTATTGGTATATAGACCGTATTGACAAAAACACCAATAAGGTCAGAAGAATTCAAGTGTGGGACAACAAACAAGTCACATACTTTGTTCAGGTTGGTTCCGAAAAAGTCAAGAAGGATGATTCTGAACCATTGAACCCAAGACCACACATTGTCTATACACAGGACAATGAAGAAGGTCAGTTTGGTGATTCCCTTGGGTTCATTCCCTTCTTCCGTATGGATGCAAACCGAAAACAGACAAGTCATCTGAATCCTATCAAAGCATTGATTGATGATTATGACTTGATGGCTTGTGGACTGTCAAACAATCTGCAAGATGTCAGTGAAGCACTGTATGTGGTCAAGGGTTTCCAAGGTGACAACCTTGAAGAAATGATTCAGAATACCAAGACCAAGAAACATATTGGTGTTGAACCTGATGGTGATGTGGACATCAAAACAATTGATTTGCCCTATCAGGCAAGAATGAACAAACTTGAAGTTGATGAAAAGAACATTTACCGGTTCGGTATGGGATTCAATTCTGCACAACTGGGTGATGGCAACATCACAAATGTGGTCATCAAATCAAGGTATGCACTTCTTGACTTGAAGTGTAATAAACTTGAAACCAAGGTCAAATCCTTCTTGAAGAAATTGGTCAAAATTGCACTGCAAGAAATCAATGACATCAATGATACTGATTATCAGTTGTCAGATGTTTATTTTGATTTTGACCGGGAAGTTATGACCAACGCATCTGACAATGCACTGATTGAAAAGACCGAAGCTGAAACACAACAGATTAGGTTGACATCAATCCTGAATGCTGCTGCAAGACTGGACAATGACACTGTTCTTCAAGCAATTTGTGAATTGTTTGAATTTGATTTTGAAGAAGTCAAAGCAACTGTGGAACAGAACCCTGTTGTTGACCTAAACAGTGCATCAGAAGCATTGGTGGATGTTCCAATTGATGATTCAGGCGGTGGTGTAAATGAATAAAAGGCAAAAAGAAGTATTGCAGTCAGCATTGAAGGATGAAGAAGCAATCTTCAAATCCCTTGAACGCAATTACACAGAAGCACTTGCAGACATCAAGCGGAATATTCGTCAGCTTCAATCAAATCCTTTGACCCAGTCAAAAGCATACCAATTGAAATTTCAAAAGCAGTTGGAAGCACAAATTTCAGGAATCCTTGATGTGTTGCAAGGAAACAACTTTGCATCTGTCACTGATTATTTGCGGATATGTTATGAACAGGGGTTCATTGGCACTTTGTATGATTTACAAGGTCAAGGTGTACCACTGACATTCCCTATCAATCAGAAGCAGTTGTTGAAGGCAATTGAAAAGACTGGTGATGACATTAAACTTGTCAACAAACTTGGTGTGTCAACCAAGGAACTGAAAAAACAGGTCTTGTCTGAACTTCAAAGGGGTTTTGCAACGGAACTGACCTATGCACAGATTGCCCGGAACATATCAGATTACGGTCAATCAAATATGCACAGGGCAATGAACATTGCAAGAACCGAAGGTCACAGGGTTCAGAATGAAGCAAAATTTGACAGTTTACACACCGCAAAGGAAAAAGGTGCTGACATTGTCAAACAGTGGGATTCAACCCTTGACGGTGCAACAAGACCGGAACACGCAGAATTAGATGGTCAAATTGTTGAAATAGATGAAGATTTCACAGTTGGCGGTTATTCTGCACCATACCCCGGTGCATTTGGTGACCCATACATGGATTGCAATTGTCGGTGTTGTATGCTACAAAGGGCAAGATGGGCAGTCCAAGATGAAAGTTCCTATCCTAAATGGAACAATCAAGATGGTGGTATTATTGAATGCACTGGATTTGATGACTTCAAAGAAAAATATTTGAAGGCAACAACCAAATGATTCAAGCATCCTTTGTGGGTGCTTTTTTCATATCCTTCTTCAAAAGTCAGAAGTAAAACAGAGCATTTCAAAGCAAGATGTAACTTGTAAAAATCATATTTGAAAGGATGGTACAAAACCATGACATTACAGGAAATTTTGAAAGCAAAGGGTCTTGATGACAAGGCAATTGAAGAAACCATTGGTGAAATGAAACAGAACAAGATTTTCACCGCAAGTGAAGAAAACCTTGACATCAGATATGGCAAACTGAAAGGTGATTTTGATACACTCACAAAGCAGCATGGGGAATCCACAACTTTGATTGAGCAGTTGAAGAAGGACAATGCCGGCAATACCGCACTTCAACAGAAGGTCACCGATTATGAAAAGACAGTGGCTGACCTTACCAAAGAGAATGAGCAGTTGAAGATTGATTCTGCACTAAAAATTGCCCTTCTTGAAGCAAAGGTCACTGATGTTGATTACCTTACTTTCAAGATTAAGGAAAAGGGTGAAGTGAAACTTGGTGATGATGGTAAAATCAAGGGAATTGATGACACCATTGCAGCACTGAAAACACAGTACCCACAACATTTTGCATCTGAATCCAAAAAGAAGATTGATGAAAAGAAACTTCCGGGTTCTGATGATGGAACTGGTGACGGCATGACCAAGAAAGAACTTCTTTCCAAACCTTATGCCGAAAGACAAAGAATCTATCAGGAAAACCCTGATTTATTCAATGAAATTATGAATTCTGAAAACTAAAATTCAAAAACGAAAGGAAAAGTGATTTATTATGGCAGAAGTAACCAAAAAGTCTAATGTAATTATCCCCGAAGTCATGGGTGCAATGATTGATGCAAAGATTGATGCACTCTGCAAACTCACCCCTTATGCAAAGGTTGACACATCCCTTGTTGGTGTACCCGGTGACACCAAGACTGTTCCTTCTTGGAACTACATTGGTGATGCGGAAGATTTTGACCCGGAGAATGCCGAAGGCAAAGAGATTGAAACCGCAAAACTTACCTGTGGCAAGGCAACCTTCACCATCAAGTGTGCAGCCAAGTCCGTTGGCATCTTGCAGACTGCAATCAATTCCGGTCTTGGCAACCCTGTTGGTCAGGCTGAAATGCAGCTTGCAAAGTCCATTGTGGGCAAGGTTGACAATGATGTCATTGATGCTGCATACACCGCTGCAAACACCCATGATGCAAAGGGTGTGATTGGTTATGCAGGAATCGTTGATGCAGTAACCAAGTTTGAAGATGAAGAAGATGGCATTGAGAAGGTCATGTTCATTCATCCCAAGCAGGAAGCAACCCTTCTCAAAGATGATGACTTCCGTTCCGCTGACAAGTTTGAAGGCGGTGTGGCAGTTCGTGGTTCTATCGGCAAGATTGCCGGTTGTTGGGTTAAGAAGTCCAAGAAGGTCAAGTTGGTTGAAGGTGTGTATCAGTGTCCTATCATCAAGATGGAACCGGATTCCCCTGAAACTGAATACACCGAAGATGAACTTCCTGCACTCACTATCTTCTTGAAGAAGGACACGCAGGTTGACCATGAGTGGTTCCCCAAAAAGCAGCGTCATGATGTTACCGCTGCAAAGTATTATGGTGTTGCACTCACCAATGCTGCAAAGGTTGTAATTGCCCAGTTCGCAGAAGCACAGGGTTAAACAACACGAAATCAAGACCCATCACCGCTGATGGTGGTGGGTCTTATTTTATAGAAAGGGGTGCTTGAAAATGATTATCAGTGTCAAAGAACTGATGGAAATGCCTGAATTCAATGGTCAATCAGAAAAGACCCTTCAAAGGAAGCTGAACGCAATTGAAGATTTGGTCAGGGCATACACCAACAACAATTTTCAGAACCGCAGAATTAGGTTTGAAGCACCTTCAAATTCTATTTTGCAAGGTTGGAACAAACTGTTGAAGGTCGGTGACACCGTACAGATTACGCAGTCAGACAATGAAGGTCTGTATGTCATCACCAAAATTGACAGGGTGAACAGAACAGTGACCCTTGATTCTGAACTTGCTGATACTGGTTACAACCTTATCACAAAAGTTGAATACCCGGATGCAATTGTTGAAGGGGTCATCAACATGATGATTTGGGAAGTTCAAAACCGTTCAAAAGTTGGAATTCAATCTGAAACCTTGTCAAGACATTCAGTCACCTATTTTGCACAGGATGCAAACAACCAGTTGATGGGTTATCCAGTGACCCTTCTTGGTTTCCTGAAACCTTACATTAAAGCAAGGTTCTGACATGATAGGTGGAAACATTACCGCACTAATCCAAGTCAAAGATGAAGGAAAGAAGAATGCAATTGGTGAAAGGGTTCATCAGTGGGTTGATGTGGCATCCACAAAAGGATTCCTTGATTTATCCGCAGGTGACACCAAAAACACCACATTCAATGCAAAGATTCAGGAATCCACACACATTTTCCTTTGTGATTTTCAGTCCTTCAAGGGACTGTCAGGAAAGTGGGTTTGGAATCCGTTTTCTTTTGTCAATGGTGTTATTTCAACCGCAACACTGGATGAAAAGGTTGATGTGACATCAGAGAATGCAAGAATCATCATTGAAGGTCAGATTTACAACCTTCAATTCATTGATGACCCAATGAACTTGCATCAGCACTTGGAAATTTATCTGAAATTTGTGGGCGGTCAAAATGGCTGACATCAAATTTGAAGATAACAGGGTCACAGTAAAGGAAGCATTGACGGATGCCGGGATTGGTTTCTTGCATGAAATCGGTGGTGAATTTGTATCACAAACGGCACGAAATTCAAGGGTTGACACAGGTCAGACAAAAGGTTCTTGGGATTACAGAGTTGATGAAGGGAATCTGCAAGTCAGTATTGGTTCACCCCTTGAAAATGCCATTTGGGAAGAATTTGGAACTGGTGAATATGCGTTAAATAATGACGGTCGCAAAGGCGGTTGGTTTTATGTTGATGCAAAAGGTGATGGATATTTCACACATGGTAAAAAACCAAACCGGGCATTGTGGAATGCATATCAGTCTTTGGAATCAAAGATTCAGACTGTTATGGAATCAAAACTGAAAGGGATGGGTTAAAATGCTAAAAACAATTAACACACAACTTGAAGGTCTTGGTCTGAATTATGAATTTCAAAGGATGACCAAGAACCCTGTCACCTATCCTTATTGGGTCGGTGACTATACAGAGCCGGAAGGACTAACAGAAGATGGTTTGGAAACACCCACATTTCTGTTGACCGGTTTTGCAAGGGGAACATTTGAACAACTGGAAAATGACAAAAACAAAATCAAAGACCACTTCAAACATGGGGTTTCTGTGATTACAGAATCCGGTGATGCTGTGGTCATTTATTATGCCGGTTGTATTCCAATTCCCCTTGAAGATGACGATTTGAAAAAGATTCAAGTCAATTTATCAATAAAAATTTGGAAAGGAAACTGATGAACTATGTATGAAGAACTCAAAAATCATGGTGTAACCAAAGACACACCCAAAAACATTTTGCTTGGTGCAGGTACACTTCACAAAGGTTTCAAGTTCGATACTGCAACCAAGAAGTGGAACTTTGCTGAATCCCTTGTTGGTGCAACTTCCGGTGGCAATAAACTTTCCATTGTACCTGAAATCAAGACGGTTGAAGTGGATGGTGCATTGGTTAAGGTCAAGGGTCTTGACTTCAAGACTGGTGAAGTTGCAAAACTTGAAACTAACCTTGTTGAAATCACCCCTGAACTTCTGAAAACCACTGTCATTGGTCAGTTGGTGGATTCTGACATTGAAGGTTATGACCTTATTGAATCCAAGTCTGATATTGAAGAAGGTGACTATTTTGAAAACCTTGCCTTTGTCGGCAAGAAAACTGATGGCACACCTATCATCATTATTCTTGACAATGCCCTTTGCACATCCGGTTTTGAAGGTGAAGCAAAGAACAAGGAAAACACTGTTGTGAAATGCACTTTTGAATGCTATCAGGACACTGATGGTGACCTTACAAAGTTACCTTATCACATTTATTACCCTTCTGCATCTGCACCTGCTGCACAGGCAAATGTGGATGACGGTGATGACGGTGATGACACCGAAGCACAGGGTTAAAAGAAAGGATGATTGAACAATGATTGAAAACAACACTGCTATTCAGAATGATGTGGTTGAAACCGCAACCGAAACAAAACCCTATACCTTTCGCAGACTTGGGGCAGAAGATGTGTCCCCTATGTGCAAGGTAATTGGCAAAATTGGACTGAATGAATTCACCAAGTGCTTTGAATCTGATTCTGTTATGAATCTGATTGAGAAGATGAAGAATAAGGGTGATGTGAACATGACTGACATTGCCGGTTTCCAAGTGATTTTGGAAATTGCAAATGTCATCATTTCCCACATCCCTGATTGTGAAAAGGACTTGTTCATTCTTCTTTCTAATGTCAGTGGTTTAACTGTCAAAGAAATCAAGTCTTTTGACCTTGCAACTTTTGCAGAAATGGTCATTGACTTTGTGAAGAAAGAAGAATTCAAGGATTTTTTGAAGGTTGTTTCAAAATTGTTCAATTAACATTCATCAGGTATATGGACTTGCTATTCAAAAGATATGCAAGTCCATATTTACTTGTTGATGAAATGATTTTGGCTGCAAGATTCAGTGACTTTGTGGGCAGTTTAGAAGATTTTGAACAAGAAGATAGGACATGGCAATTCTTCCTTCACAAAGTCGAAGGTCAATCATTTGAAGAATTCAAAGGTTCTTTGGGTGGTCAGCAGTCAAAGACTTTTGAGATGACAAAGTCCGATATTGAAACAACTGTTGTAAATTCCTTTGAGATTTTACAGAACTTTAATCCTAACGAAAATTAAGAAAGGGGGTTTCATAGCATGGAATTATTCAAACTGTTTGGTACTATTGCAGTGAACAACGCAGATGCCAACAGTGCGATTGATGACACAAGTGACAAAGCGGAATCATTCAGCAGTAAATTGTCAAATGGTATTGGTAAAGCTGCCAAATGGGGAACTGCAATTGTTGGTGGTGCAACGGCTGCCGGGTCAGCATTAGTTGCATTTGCATCCAAGTCTGCATCAACCGCTGACAACATAGACAAGATGTCACAGAAGATTGGTATTTCAAGACAGGCATACCAAGAACTTGACTTCATCTGTTCGCAGTCCGGAACATCTGTTGATAATTTACAGGCAGGTATGAAATCCCTTGTTTCTGCAATGGATGGTGCAGCATCCGGAACTGCATCAAATGTGGAACAGTTTGAAAAACTGGGTGTGTCTGTAACCAATGCAGATGGCAGTTTGAGAAGTTCAGAAGAAGTGATGTGGGAAACCATGTCAGCACTTCAAGCAATGGACAACCAAACAGAAAAAGCAAGACTTGCAACTGAACTGTTTGGTAGGTCAGGAACTGAACTGATGCCTTTGTTGAATGGTGCATCCGGTTCCATAGAAGAAATGAAACAACAGGCACATGACCTTGGTCTTGTTTTGTCTGATGAATTGGTTGACAATGGTGTTGAATTGACTGATTCACTTGACCAAACCAAAAGGGCATTTTCTTCCATCATCACACAACTTGGTGGTGCATTGATGCCGATTGTGACCAAGGTGTCTGATTACATTCAGACAATGATGCCGACAATTCAAGGTCTAATTGAAAAGATTGCACCTGTGTTGACCGGTCTGTTGGATTCGTTACTTCCACCGCTGATGGATATGATTGAACAAATCTTTCCGGTTCTAATCAGTTTAATTGAAACACTGCTTCCACCAATCACAGAAATTGTCACGGCTATTTTACCGGTCATCACTAATCTGATAACCGCTATACTTCCAATATTGGTGCAGGTAATTGAAACCATCCTTCCCCCTTTGGTTCAATTGATTCAAGCAATTATCCCTATTTTAGTACAGATAATTGATGCAATTTTACCGCCTTTGATGGAATTGATTCAACAGATTTTACCGATTATCACACAAATCATTGAAGCGGTTCTTCCTGTTGTAATTGAACTAATCAATGCACTGTTACCAATCATCATGGAAATCATTGAAACAGTTCTTCCAATTATCATTGAACTGATAAACCGATTACTGCCAATTGTCATGCAGATAATTGAAGCGGTTCTTCCGGTCATCATCAGTTTGCTGAATATCATTACACCGATTCTTGAAGCACTGTTGCCGATTCTGCAACCGCTTTTGGAATTGCTGATGGTATTACTTGAACCACTGTTTCAATTGCTTGAATTTGTCCTTCCTATTCTCACAACCCTTCTTCAAGGTGTTGCAGCCGTAATTGATACGGTTGTCAGACCAATCATTGAATGGGTTGCATCCTTCCTTGCAGGTGCTTTGTCAGGTGCTATGGAAGGCATAAAGAACATGATTACAAGTGTTAGGGATGCATTCAAAAATGCTTGGGAAGGTATAAAGAACGCATGGTCAGGTGTTGCAGATTTCTTCAAAAACATTTGGTCAGGCATAAAGAACGCATTTGGGTCTGTTGCAACTTGGTTCAAGGATATATTCAAAAAGGCATGGGAAGGTGTCAAGAATGTATTCAGTACAGGTGGCAAAATCTTTGATGGCATCAAAGATGGAATTGCAAATGTGTTCAAGACAGTTGTCAACGGAATTATTAAAGGCATTAACAAAGTCATTGCAGTTCCGTTCAATGCAATCAATAAGGTTTTGGGCAAGATTCGTGACATCAGCATTCTTGGTGTATCACCTTTTGGTTGGATTTCAACATTTAGTGTTCCGCAGATTCCAACACTTGCAACTGGTGGTGTACTGAAAAAAGGTCAGACCGGTTTCCTTGAAGGTGACGGTGATGAAGCGGTTGTTCCGCTTGAAAAGAACACTGGATGGATTCAAGAAGTTGCAACAAAGATTCACGCATTCACCCTTGAAACCAAGAACAACATTGAAGGTGTTATCCCTGTTGACCGCTTTGTCAACGCAATGAAGCTTGAAATTGGTCAGAGAATTAACAACCTTGAAATGCTTGTTGTTGAATTGATTGAAATGCTGAAAGAAATGTTTCCGCAGCTTTTGGATGCATTTGATGTTGAAATTGTCCTTGATGATGGAACTTTGGTTGCAAAACTTGCACCGAAGATGGACAGACAACTTGGTCTTATTTATAAACGCAAGGAAAGGGGATTGTAAATCATGAATGGTGTTACCTTTGGAACAAAACATTCCTATAATGATTTTGGCTTGATTCTATCAAGCAAGAATATTTCCCTTCCCAAACCGAAAACAAAAACTGTTGAAGTCCCCGGTGCTGATGGTGTCCTTGACCTGACTGAATGCTTGACTGATGATATTAAATATCAGAACAGGTCACTGCAATTCACATTCACAGTCATTGACCCATTGGCATCTTGGGCAGCAGTTCTTTCAGAAGTCACAAACTTCCTTCATGGTAGAAAGTTAAGAATCTATATGGATTGGGACAGAAACTATTACTATGAAGGAAGATGCAGTGTGAATCAGTTCAAATCTGACAAACGCACTGCAACTATTGTCATTGATTGTGATTGTGACCCATACAAGATTGAAAAGAATTCTTCTTCTGACCCTTGGGTTTGGGACACTTTCAGTTTTGTGGATGGCATCATCTATGTCAACAGGGTTACAGTGTCAGGAACTGCATCTGCAACCCTTATCAACAGAAGAAAGGTTGTGTCACCAACTTTCACCTGCTCTGCTGCTATGACTGCAACATTTGAAGGTGTGACCTACAACCTGCCTGTTGGAACAACCACAATCCTTGACATCAGACTTCAAGAAGGTGAAAACATTATCACCTTCAAGGGGAATGGAACTGTTCAAATTGATTACAAGGGGGGTTCATTGTAATGTATCAGGTATATTGTGATGGACACCCCCTTCACGATTTGAGAAGTGAAGAACTGATTTTGACCGGTGCTTCCGTTCAGTTAGAAGATAACAGTGCAGGTTCTTTTGAATTTAGCATTTCACCCCTTCATCCTGAATATGAGAACATCAGAAAGTTGAAGTCTGAAATTAAAGTTCTTCATAACGGTGTGGAAATCTTCTGTGGCAGACCAACAGAAGAATCCAAAGATTTTTATAATAACAAGAATTTTCATTGTGAAGGTGAACTGAATTATTTTGCAGATTCTATTCAAAGACCTGCTGAATATCACAACATCACTGTCAGGGGATTCCTTGAAAGGTTGGTTTCCATTCACAATGCACAGGTCTTTGAAAGCAATATTGCAATCACCTTCAATTCCCAGTGTGCCGGTGAATCAAATTCATGGGATTACTTGTATTTGTACTATGTGCAGAATAACAAGGTTTACAAGGTACTTGATAAAGTCAAGGCAAACAGTGTTGCCGGAAAGACCTTTATTTTGCCCACATTGGATTTTTATTTGTGGTGGCATACAGATTCAAGTGTCAACAACTTTTATGGTTTTAGCATTGATTCTGTTGAAATTACAGATGAACCAATTTCCAATGCGGTTGAAATTTCAACACTTCCTTCCTATGCGGTGATTGAAACTTCTGACATCACTGATGTTCAGACCGCACACAACCCCTATCAGAACAATGTCAATCTGTTTTGGCATTATACAAAGGAACTTCCTGATGATTATATCAGTCAGAAGTCCTTCAAGGTTGGTGCAGTCACTGTGGTTGACACCAATGATTCACTTTACAGATACACCAACTATGAAACAACATTGACCTGTATCAGTGACAAGTTGTTGAAAAATTTGGGTGGTCACATTCGTGTCAGAAAAGTGAATGGTGTCAAGTACATTGATTATTTGGCTGATTATGAAGGTCAGAGTGACCAAACCATTGAATTTGGTAAAAACCTTCTTGATTTTAGTCAGACCATTGATGCATCAGACATTGCAACCGCAGTCATCCCCTTGGGTGGCAAACTGGAAGAAAGTACAATTGAAGCACTGGAAGAAAGACTGACCATTGCATCTGTGAACAATGGGTGTGATTTTGTTTTCAGTCCAAGTGCAGTCAGCAACTATGGTTGGATTTACAGGACAGTGACATTTGATGATGTCAATGTTCCTTCCAATCTGAAAAGGAAGGGTGAAGAATACCTTTCTGATGTTCAGTTTGAAAGTCTTGTCTTGGAATGCACCGCAGTCGATTTGAACAATCTTGATGTGGACATCCAAAGAATCAACATTCTTGATATGGTCAGGGTTGTTTCAGAACCGCATGGTCTGAACCGCCTTTTCCCTGTCACCAAGTTGAAACTTTCCTTGGATAACCCGGAAAAAGACCAAATCACACTGGGAAGTGAAAATTCAACCAAGACTTCTTTGACCGGTGCAAGTGCATCCAACAATTCTTCTGTGATGGATAGGATTGAAAACATCCCTTCTGAAAGCAGTATTTTGAAACAGGCACAGGATAATGCATCCGCACTGATTACTTCTGCAACACATGGTCATGTTGTTACAACCGCAAATGAACAACTTATCATGGACACGGATGACATTGAAACCGCACAAAAGGTGTGGCGGTGGAATCTGAATGGACTTGGTTATTCAAAGACCGGTTACAATGGCACATACACCGCAGCAATCACAATGGATGGTCAGATTGTTGGTGACAGGTTGGTTGGTGGTTCAGTCAGTGCAGAAAAACTTTCTGTGGAATACAAGACAACGGTGGAAAAGGCAATTGAAGATGCTGAATCCAATGCAAACAGTGCAACGGATAACAAACTGAAATCCTACTACACCAAAACACAGGTCACCACTGCAATTCAAAACAGTGCTGATTCTGTCTTGATTACCGCAAAAGAAGAAGCGGTTGCATACACTGACAACCGCTTGAAGAATTATTCCACTTCCGCAGAAATC